GTTTCTGGTTTTGCTTTACCCGTGAACATACGTCATCCAGAGAACCGAATCGTCCTAGCTGTTAGATTGCTCTGTGCGTACAAGGGGTTGCAGTATACTGGCTACAACTCTGGCAATACGTGGTTCCTTAGCTCTAGTATAACCGAGGAGCTTGGTCCTTTTGTTACTGGCAACGTAACTGCTGCGTTTAGTGATTACGTTGATCCACAAGGGTCAGGAACTTATCGAAGACTGGATATCACGTCAACTGCATCTGGGGGCGCTTACACAGTGGAATGGTCTTGGAATGGGGTTCTATTTTCAACCTACGGTAACGTTACCTAGTAGGGGTTTGGTGGGTAGTTGATCATGGAAAAAGGGAGCATAGACGTATATTCTTACAGGAGTACAAGGGGGACGGCATGGTTGGCTGCACGGGGATAGGCTGGTAATGGACCAGCGGCTCCATAGTGGGAGCTTACCCTGCAGCCCCTGTCGAAGGGAGTAGAAGCATGTGTGCAGTGGCAATTTCGCCGGGTGTCTATACCAAGGAGCTTGACTTCTCGGTATACGCCCCGAGGCTGGCGTCAACGATCTTCGGGATCGTGACAACGGCTTCCAAGGGTCCGTTGAATGAGCTAACGCTCATCACGGACGAGGCGCAGTTGGTGGATACGTTTGGGCCACCAGCCTCTGAGCACTATGGTATGTACGCCGCGATCCAGTACTTGCGGGCTGGTCGCATCTTGCTCGTGGTCCGGGTTGCGACCTACGATCAGACGGCGCAGGGTTTCTTGAGGAATGGTGCCAACACCCAGAACGCGGCTCAGATCGATCCCACAAGCTCCGGCACGTGGGGCAACGATCTCACGGTCGTGGTCAGCAGCACTCTGGGTACCGGTTACCGGTTGAGCGTTCAGTTCCGTGGTGTTCAGGTCGAGGTCTACGATGGTGTTCTCATCGGGGCCGCGAACGCGAACAGCCAGAACTACATCGAGACGCTCATCAATGGGCAGTCGCAGTACATCACCGCGACGGACTTGAACGGTGCTGACACGACGCTCAAGATCGGCACCTTCACCCTCTCGGGTGGTGATGACGGCGCTCCTGCTGATGACAGCGACGTTGTCGGGACACAGATCGGGAACACCCGCACGGGTCTTCAGTTGTTCGAGGACCCTGAGTCTGTGGACGTGAACCTGATTGCGGTGCCCGGTCGCTGGGAGCGGACGATTGTCACATCGATCATCACGCTCGTCGAGCAGCGGCAGGATTGCCTTGGTATCATCGACCCGCCTTACGGTCTGAGCGTTCAGCAGGTCGTGGATTGGCACAACGGCGAGTTGGCTGGTGACCCAGATTACCTCACCGCCGCTCTGAACACGAGCTACGCGGCTCTGTACTACCCGTGGCTCCAGTTCTATGACGGCTATTCGGATGCGGAGGTCTGGGTCCCACCGTCAGGTGTCGCGGCGAGGATCATGGCGTACAACGACTCGGTCGCGGACCCATGGTGGGCACCTGCTGGTCTTCGTCGTGGCCGCGTGGCCGATGCGCTCGACATCGAGTACTCCCCGACACTGGGTGAGCGTGACTACATGTACGGGCGTGCCGGGCAGAACGTCAACCCGTTCGTCAACTTCACAGTTGACGGCATCACCCTGTGGGGGCAGAAGACGCTCCAGCGTGTTCCGACCTCGTTGGACAGGGTGAACGTTCGTAGGATGTTGCTGTACGCTCGCAAGGTCGTGGCAACAGCCTGTCGCTACCTCGTCTTCGAGCCAAACGACGAGACGCTGTGGCGGCAGTTCAGGAACTTGGTGGCCCCAATTCTGAAGTACATCCAGTCGCGGCGGGGGATTTTCGACTTCCGTGTGATCTGCGATTCGTCTACGAACCCGCCGTACAAGATTGACCAGTCGGTGATGACGGGCAAGTTGCTCATCAAGCCGACGAAGGCGGCTGAGATCATTGAGGTCGAGTTCACCCTTCTTCCAACGGGGGCGAACTTTAGCGAGTTCTAGTTCATCGAGCTTTGGGGTGCCCCATTGTCGGGGCACCCCAAACCGGTGGGCGCTGAATGGAGGATTCATAAGATGGCTGAGAGGAACCCGATTGTTGGTGCGCAGCACATCGCGCCCGGTGGCGAGGCAGGTGGCAAGAAGTACGAGCCGCTGCGCAAGAACCACTTCCGCCTGAATATCTCCGGTCTTCCGGGGTCGGCGGATTCGGACACGATTGGTCTGGCGCTCGTGTCGTTCCCGGTGCCAACAGTGGCCGTGGAACGAACGTCCATTGACTTCGGCAACGAGCAGAGGCACGTTGCTGGCGGTGCGACCATCGAGCAGGCCAACCTGACGGTCGTGGACTACATCGATCCCGACACGGCAGAGTATCTCTTCGAGTGGTTCAAGGAGGTCTACGATCCCGATACGGGTAAGGTGGGCCTTGCTGCCGACTACAAGAAGGACGGCTCGGTGGTCCTGTATGACCCTGAAGGTACGGAGGTCAGGGAGTGGTCGTTGTCGGGCATCTTCCCGACGAACTTCAATCAGGGTGAGTTCTCGATGAGCGCCCGGGGTGAAGTGCAGCAGATTCAGATGCAGTTGAGCGTAGACCTGATCCAGCTTGGGGGCGCAGGGTCCCAGTAGCAGGCAGGTCGCAGACAATAGGGGGACGGCATGAGTGACGGACTCAGTATTGAGCAGGGGATTGCACACCTGCCATCCGGCGGCAAGTTGTACCTCACGGAAGAGGGCGAACCCATCTTTCCTGAGGGCATTGTTCGCATGAGGCCCATGACGACGCAAGAGGAACAGCTTCTCGCCTCGGTCAAGACTCGGGCCAGTCGAGATCAGGTGATGTTCTCCTTGGTCGGCAAGTGTATCGTCGATGAAGACGCGGCCAAGATGTCCATCGACGACTACCTTGTTGGTGATGTCCTCTACATGCTCATGGTCCTGCGGGCGGTAACGTGGGGGCCGGAGTATATGTTCGAGGTGAAGTGCGGTGAGTGTGAGAAGAAGTTCATGGTTGAGATCAAGACTCCCGAGGACCTCCGTGTCTTTGCTTTTGGAAGGGACGAGGAAGTCAGTGAGGCCATCAAGGTTGATCCTCTTCCTATCTCCAAGGCGAAGCTCACCGTTCGTCTTCTCAAGGTCTCTGATGAGAAGGCGATTGCAGAATACGCTCGTAAGAGGGGGAAGGACCAGACTCAGGTTGCGCCTTACCGTTTTGGTCGGCACATCCTCACATGGGACGGTAAGGACATGACCCCTGATGAAGCATCGAAGAAGTATCTCAAGCTTCACGCGCGGGATGCCGAAGCTCTGCGGAATGCTATTTCTGACGCAGACTGCGGTATTGATTTGGCTCTATCAGAAGAATGCGCCTTCTGTGGATCGGAGAACGATGTGGACTTCGAGTTCACATCGGACTTTTTTTCTTCAAAGTCTTCCGCGCTACGAAGACGGCGCAGAGCCGCTCGCTGATCAGGTGTGGCTGCTTCGTAAGGCTGGTGTCTCGATGGAGGATTCGATGCGCTTGAGTCCTCGCATTCGACGGCTGCTGGTCGAGGAGGTAGGAAGGCAGTTGAACGACGAAGGTAGACGGACTCCTGATGTTTCCGGCTTGCTGCGGAAGCATGGCGCTGTTGGTACAGCGAGGATAATGCAGGGATAGGCGATGCCAGATAACAGTGAGACCCTGACCTTTGTCTTTAAGGCACAGGACGATCTGACGAAGACCCTAGTGGAGCAACAAAAGGGTCTTTCGGCAACGACCTCTGCCTACTTGAAGTTCGGAGAAAGCCTTCGGACTGTCAAGTATCCTGCTGACCAGTTTCAGGCGATCAGCAAGGTTTTGTCTCTAGCTGAGCGTGGCTCCAAGGTCTGGAACACTTTCTCTACTGAGTTCCAGAACAGCATGAAGGTGGTCACCGAGGGGCTGTCTAACCAGCAGCGGGGCATGGCTCTTTACCAGACGCAGATGGATACGCTTGAGCAGTCGATTCAAGCGTACCGCACCATTGCAGAGCAGGATGTCGAACGTTCTGCTGAAGCTGCAACCGCGCTCGCTCTGTTGGTCACTGAACGGCAGAAGCTTATCGATCAGGGGCCACAGGACATCGTCTCCGGGGCTGAGAAGGCTGCTGCCGAGTATGCCATGGCGACGAAGTCCCTCAAGGGCTTCCAAGATACGCAGAAGCAGGGCGTTGCGGGCAACACCAAGTTCATACAGACCCTTGACCGGCTTGCGGATGTGTTGGAGAGGATCGAAGGAGCCGGTACAGGCGCTGCTAAGGCTGTCACAGCCGCCACAGGGGCCGTTGCGAAGGCTCCGGCGGTGGCAGGGGCCGCTGCGCCAGCAGAACGCGCACGGCAAGCCTACGTGGCTGGTGAGCAGCGCAGGGCGGAGGGTCGAGCGACGGGCGGAAGGTCTCCTGCTGACCAGTTGGCTGAGGCATTTGCCAAGTTCAAGCCGGTGGAGAAGTATCGTCAGTGGGCTAAACTGATGGACGAGCTTGGTCCAAGGGCGGCAGCGGCTCTCATGGGCGGCATCGACGAAATGAAGCCCACCCTGTCGGCTGCGATTCTGAGCACCGTGCTGAAGCCTTTCGAGAAGGTGGGTGCTGTCGTCAAGGGTTGGGGCACCAGTATCAAGGAGTTTATGGAGGAGTGGAAGGACACGTGGAAGGCTGGAGGTGTTACTGGTATTCTGCGGAGGGCCTTCGATGTATCAGCCAAGGGCTTTGCGAAGACGGCGGGGAAGGCGATTAGCAAGACGGTGGAGAAGGGCCTTGGTTTCCTGAAGACGTTGGGCGGTACGCTCCTTGGTCCCTTCAAGAGCATCTTGAACATCACGAGCATCCTGCAGCCAGCATTGGACCTCATGGAGCGTGCGTTGTTGCCGCTGATCATTCCGTTGCAGGATATGTTCCAGCAGATAGCCGCGACGTTCTTCCCGGTCATCCAGCAGTTGGTCCCTCTCGTGGTTGAACTGGTGCAAGTGGCTCTCCCGTTGTTCCTCGATCTCGTTAAGGAGATCGCGCCTGTCATCATACGGATCGCACAACAGGTGCTGCCGCCATTCATCAAGATTCTGAAGGCAATCATGCCGATTGTCACTCAGGTGGTGAAGGTACTACTCAAGTTGGCGGAAGCTGTGCTGCCAATACTGATGACGGTACTTGAAGCCTTGGTCGGTGCAGTGACTTGGGTCTTTAACGCGATCAGTTCCGTAGTGAAGACATTATCATTTGGGTACATCGACCTTGGGCAGATTGAGCAACCGGGAGCACCGAAGGCGGCTGGGCCAACCGGGGCCACGACCAATGCGCAGGCACTTCAGCAGGCTGGGGGTGCTTATGGAGCCGGTACACCTCTTGTAATGGATCAGGACCTGACGGATCGGGTGGTCCCGGCTCAGGGTCCTGAGACTACCTCGCGGCGATCCGCCAAGGAGGCTACGACTGTAGCCAAGGCAGTTGCTCAGACCATCCCTCCCGCGATGAAGCGGGAGCCTACGACTGCTGACAAGAAGAAGGATTGGCGTGGGCAGCAAGAGCTTGTGGTTGGCGCGATCCGTAGCCTTGAGACTACACTCATGCGGATGTTCGAGAAGAAGTCACGAGAACGGGGTTTCGAGCCGCCAGTGGTTGTTGACTTTGGTGGCTACGCCCAATACACGAGGTAGATCATGGGTCAGTCAGGTCAGGCGATAATGCAGATCAGGGGAGAGGGAATCAATCTGCGATTCCTCCTTCCTGAAGAACTGAGTCAGCTATATGCTTACTCGGCTGACTACAAGGCGCATCAGCTTCGGTTGCAGTCAAATATGTTGTCGAACCTTGCGGAGGGTGTGCCGCAGTACCTTTGGGATTCGGGGCGTGACGATGCTGTCAATATCGTTCTTGATCTGAGCGCCGGGGCCAGCACAGAGATCGACACTCCTGACGATTTGGTTCGTGTCACCGAGAATCTTGTGAAGCTGGCCTACCCGCCTCCCGGGGGTGGAAATGGTCGGCAGGGGATGGCGTTGCCGGGGCTTATCACGATACAGGTGGGGAACTGGTTCATTCGCAAGGCGGTCATTTTGTCGGTGCGGGTGGACTTCAGAAAGCCCTATGATCTCGATACGGGCAAGCCGTTTCACGCGACTGTCAATATGCAGGTACAATACCTGTATGATCAGATGCCGGATAACCAGAGCTTCAGGTGGAGTGGATAATGGCGAAGCGTAACCGAGAAGATGCCTATCTGCACGTTGACCGGGGGGATCAGGACCGCCACCGGCTCACTCGCGTGCATTTGGATACGACGATCAAGCCGGGCACCCAGCGGTACAGCGTGTGGGTCCCTCCTGTAGTGGAGGTTTCGGAGTTTGATGAACGCCACACGGTCACGGCCAAGGATGTTGGCCATCTCGACCTCATTGCGTATGAGTATTACGAAGTTGAGGAGTATTGGTTCGCCATTGCATACGCGAACCACATCAGGAACCCGATCACGGATATGTTCATAGGCCAGCAGTTGATCATCCCTGCGTTGCAGGCGGTGACCGATGCGTTGACGGCAGTGAGGACCTGATGCCAGCGACACTGCATTTTGAGTTGAAGGTCAACGGCCAAGACAAGGCAATCGATGGTGGCCGGTTGAAGCGATTTGTCTACCAACAGAGCACGGTAGGCTCTGGTTCCTTTACGCTTGATGTCGAAGATGTTGATTGGTCCTACTGGGATGAGGTGTTCGATCCTGAGACAGAGCTTGAGATGCGGTGGGGCTACAAGCTGGGGACGCAAGCAAAGTGGTCTAAGTGGTATACGATGCTTGTCCACGATGTTGCTCCTGCTTACATCAAGGGGAACGTTACCGCGCGAATCTCAGGGATGGACAAGTGCTATCTCCTGAACACAAATTGTTCCAAGAAGATATTCAAGAAGAAGCTCATCTCTGATATCGTGGAAGAGCTAGTCGGGAATGCTGGTTTGGAGTCTGACGTTGAGACGACCAAGGACGAATTTTGGCTTGTTCAAGGGCTTTTGACAGATGCCCAGTTCATGCGTTTGGTCTGTGCAGAATATGCGTACTCGGGTAGCCGGTATGATTACCTTTTCTACACGGAGGAGGGCAAGCGAGTTATCT